ACAATTAGAAGGAGATCACAATGAAAATTGCGTTAAAAGTTGAATACCTAGACGGCACAGTTGAACCTGTAGAAGCGGTGTTCGCTGACTTCGTTGGCTTTGAGAGAACTTGGCAGCGTAGCGTTGTTCGTCTTGAAACAGAGATGCGCCTAACCGATCTTGCTTGGCTTGCTTGGTCTGCTCTTACACATCGAGGCAAAACAAAACTCAAGTTTGACCCTGATTGGATTGCTACAGTCGCTCAAGTCACACCAACAGACGATGGTGATTCCCCAAAAGAATAAAGTTCGGTGACGATTCAGCGCATTGGCTGATCGCTCACCTAGCGCACGAGTATCATATTGCGCCAACTTTGCTGCTGGCTGAGAGCGAGGAGATGCTTGAAACAATGTTGGCGTATCAACGCTGGCTTGTTAAACAAGCGAACCGTAAGCGCAGATAGTTGTATGATGTGCGCCTATGACTATTCGATTTGAAACCTACGGCATCAGAGAAGCGATAGCAGAGTTACGCAAATATGATCGCTCGATGTATGAGGTAATCGTTAAAGATCTGAGAGACAAAGGGCAACCGTTGGCGAGCAAAGTTGCTGATGCTTTCCCGATGCAGCCGTTTCGCCGTGTCAGTAATTGGCGCACAGAAGGCAGAAGCAAAAACGGGTTCCCACCATATAACGGTGCGAGAGTTCGAGCAGGGGTCAGACCAGCGATCACCACTGCCAAACCTCAAGTGGGTCGCCCAACAGGGATTTATCGTCTAGAACAAAAAGATGGTGGCGGTGCTGTCTATGACGGTGCAGGTCGCAAAACTTCTAGCCAGTTCACCACTAATCTTGACAGACCATATTCAACAAAATCATCATCAGGCAAACTTCGCTCTCGTGTGATGTATGGAACAATGAAAGCGAATATCGATTTAGTTCAAGAAATCATCGACAACGCAATCAGCAAAACAAATCAAATTGTGCAAGACAATATCTTAAGAAATGTGGCATAGGTTATGGCGAGAGCATTAGGCGTAAACATTGTCAGCACTTTTGACAGCAAAGGTATTCGAAAAGCCGTAGCAGATTTTCAGAGACTTGAGGGCGCAGGCAACAAAGCGACTTTCGGATTGCGAACGATAGACAAAGCGTTCACGAACGGCGCAAAAAATATCGCAAAATATGGTGGGCTTCTTGCTGCTGGTTTGGGTTCTGCTGCCTTGTTTATGGTTAAAGGTGCAGAGGCAGCGAAGCAGGCTGATGATCGCCTGGTTGCTGTTGCTAACTCGATGGGTTTGTTTGGCGCACAAGCACAAGTGGTTACGGGTCGCCTGATCAAGTTGGCTGACGCTCAAGAGTACGAGTTAGGTGTTACTGCCGAGACAATCAAATTGACGCAAGCGAAACTTCTTACTTTTAAAGAATTGGCTGTTACAGCAGATGAAGTTGGTGGTGCTTTTGATCGTGCGACTGTTGCTGCTGTTGATCTAGCGGCAGCAGGTTTCGGTGAAGCATCACAGAACGCCACACAGTTAGGTAAGGCATTAAATGACCCGATTAAAGGTTTGACTGCTTTGGCTCGTTCGGGTGTTACTTTTACGGCGCAAGAAAAAGAAAAGATTAAGGCTCTGGTTGAATCTGGCAAGATGCTCGAGGCTCAAGACACTTTGTTGAAAGCAATCGAAACTCAGGTTGGTGGCACGGCTGCTGCAACTGTTACAGATACTTTCAAGATTGGTGCAGCGTTCGGGCACGTTCGAGATGTGATCGGCACTTTGCTTCTGCCTATTTTCGAGCGGTTCGCTAATTTTATGGTGAACACAGTTGTTCCTTATGCCACGAAAGTTGAGCAAGCGTTCGGTGAAGATGGTGTTGGTGGTGGCTTGCGTATGCTCGCAGGCGGTTTCTTGAATGTGATTACAGATGGCGGCAAGTTTGTTAATACTTTGCTGGTTTTGACTGCTGCGTTTGTTGCGATGCGTGGTGTCGCTATCGCTGCGACTATCGCACAGAACTTGTTTAATGTTGCGCTGCTAAACAATCCGATTGGCAGAGTGGTCGCTATTTTGATTGTTTTGGGAACTGCTGTCGTTGCTGCGTATCTCAAGTTCGAGGGTTTCCGCAAAGTTGTTAATGCAGTCATCAACTTCGTAATCGGTTATCTCGAAAATATGGTGAACATTTACATCAAAGGCATCAACTTAATAATCAGTGCGTTCAACTTGTTGATTAAGGCTGCAAACTTTTTTGGTGCAGGTTTGCCCGAAATAGCGAAGATCGGTGAAGTGTCTTTCGGGCGGATCAGCACCGCAGCAAAAAAAACAGAATCACAACTTCAAAAAACTCTCGGGCTGATTCAATCTGCAAGAAACGCTGAACGCCTAGATTTAGGTGGTGGACCGAAGTTCACTGGCAGCGGCGGCGATGAAGATTTGTTTGGCGGCGGTGGCGGCGGTGGTGAGTCGCCTATTGAGAAAGCGAAGAAAGCGTTACAGAAATACACTGACGCAATCAAGGGCGTGACACAGGCTCAGCGTTCCTTGCGTGACGCTAACAAGAGCGTAGATGAATCAAACAAGAGCCTGCTCGAAAAGACTAAGGCTCTCGCTGAAGCACAAAAGCGTTTTAACTTAGTCACGAAAGGGTTTGGTAGAGAATCTAAAGAGGCTAAGAACGCCGAGCAGGAACGCACTAAGGCTGAGCGTTCTGCTGAACGAGCCAAGTATGCGCTCGAGGAAGCAATCTTTGCGATTAAAGACGCTGAAAATGAGTTGGCGAAAGTTCGTCAAGACCCTGAATCAACGCCACAGATGATTCGTGAAGCCGAGATCAGATTGGCTCAAGCAAAACTGTCTGTTGCTGACGCTACTGATGAACAGAGGGCTTCTGTTGATGCTCTCGCTGCTGCTCAAGAGAAACTAGATGAAGTTGTTAATGGCGCAAAAGAGGGCAGTGATGCTTACAAAGATGCGCTTGCCGAATTGCTTGATGCTGAGAAAGCGCAGCGTGACGCTATCGATGGACGAACGGAAGCCTATGAGAAGCAGGCTGACGCTGTAGCGAAATTGACTGAGGCTGAGAAAGATCGTTATGAGGCTGGGCTTGCTATTTCGAAGAAAGCGAAAGCGGCGGCTGACGCTGCTGCCGATAAAGGTGTTGTCATTCCTGATTTTGCTACGGGCGATGAAACACCGTCTGGTGGCACAGGGTTTGATTTCGGTTTCGGTGAAATAACTTTTGACGATCTAAAGAACATTCGTGTTCCTACGCTTGAAGAATTGTTGGGTGGCGGTATGGGCACATTTGCTGATGGCGGCATTGTGACGAAAGCGATGTTGGGTCTTGTCGGGGAAGCAGGCGCAGAAGCAATTATCCCTCTTGACCGTATGGGTTCGATGGGTAGCACTTACAACATTCAAGTCACGGCTGGTATGGGTGCTGACGGTAAAGATATCGGCACACAAATCGTTAATGCTTTGAAGCGTTATGAGCGAACGAACGGTGCTTTGCCTTTGACGGTGGCATAAATGGCTACCACTCTCGCATCTGGCGAGCAGATCACAGTTCTTGCTGAAGTAGGTTTCATCACAAACTTTTTTGTGCTTGACGATGCCGAAGCAGGCGTTTTAGATAATACAGAGTTCGTGCTTGACGGCAACCTTGTCGGTGTGGATATCACCGAATACTGTCAAGAGATTTCTATTACTCGTGGCAGACAAGATCAATTCGCACAATTCAACGCAGGTCAATGCTCTATCAAATTATTGAATAACGATAGACGCTTTGACCCGATCAACGAGGCTTCACCTTATTGGGATACGGCTGCTGGGCGTTCTGGTGTTGTGCCACGCCGAAAAGTAACAATCACTTCGGGTGCAAACTATCTGTTCACAGGGCGCATCACCGACATAGATGTTGTTTACGACTTCAATCTAAGCACGGTTACGATTACAGCAGCAGACGATTTCGTGTTGTTAGCAAACACAGTTATCCAAACTGACACAACGCCATCAGTTGAATTGTCTGGCGCACGAGTTAATTATCTTTTGAATCTGCCCGAAATTGACTACCCTTTAACAACAAGAAATATCTCTACAGGTTTAGCAACATTAGGTGCATACACAATCACTGCCAACACAAACGCTTTAACATATTTGCAAGAAATTGCCACAAGCGAACAGGGTGCTTGCTTTATTGCTGCAAACGGTGATCTAACTTTCACTGACCGTCTTGACGCAGCATTTCCTGTTGTCGCAGCCCAATTTTCTGACACAGGTTCAAACATTCCCTATACAGCGTTACAAGTTATTTATGGTCAAGAGTTCCTGTATAACCGTATTCAGGCAACGATTGAAGGTGGCACAGTTCAAGTCGCTGACAATACTGCGTCACAAGCAGAGTTCGGTATCAGCACCTATGCGCTACCTAATTTGT